AAACAGGTTCAGGATGTTACTAGACCAAACGTAAGCTTCGAGACAATGACTGTTGACGTATACAACTCAAGAGTTTATCTTGCAGGTAAACATACCTGGGAAGCTATTACACTTACTTTAAGAGACGATGCTACTGGTGCTGTACAAAAACTAGTTGGTGAACAACTACAAAGACAGTTCGACTTTATGGAACAGTCAAGTGCGGCAAGCGGAATTGATTATAAGTTTGTAACTAGAATTGAAATTCTAGACGGTGGTAACGGTAACTATGCACCTGAAACACTAGAAACTTTTGAACTATACGGTTGTTACTTAGAAAGTGCAAATTACAATTCATTAGCATACAGTGCTAACGAACCAGTAACAGTTGCATTAACAGTTAAGTACGACAATGCTATCCAAACATCAGGCGCAAGCGGTGGTGGAGTAGGTACTGCTATTGGAAGATCAGTAGCGGCTATAGCAAGTACAACTGGCGCAAGCTAAGTTACTTAATAGTACAACAAATTAGGATTAGGGGCTTCATTGCCCCTTTTTCATTTTATACGCAGTTAATAACATTGGATAAATATTAGTATGGCGAACATATTCAATGGATTCTTAGATAACTTAGTAAACGGCGCACTTAGTCCAAAGGGCGACATGGCCGACTATTCACATGCGGCACGTTTATTCACAGACGACAACTTTCGTTTAGCTCCCAAACAAAAGTTTCTATATCATGTAACACTTAACTTAAACGACAACGTAGTAAACAAAGTATTACCAGGTTGGGTTAGCAGACATACTAATGAAGTTAATATGCTTGTTAAGAGTGTAACTATGCCTAGTTTTGATATTACAACTGAAACTAAGAACAAATACAATCGTAAAAAGAATGTACAAACACGTATAGATTACGGTCCTGTAAATATTATATTCCATGATGATAACAATAGCATAACAACACAGTTATGGACAGCATACTATAACTATATGTTTAGAGATGGTACATATGGTAGTAGAGATGGCGCAGGTGCACCAAATCAAACTGCAAGACCATATGATAGATTTAATACGTATAAAGGTAGTACACAAAACGGCGACCGCTTTGGTTTAGATAACAATCAATACGAACCGTTTTTTACAAGTATACAAATATCACAGTTAGCAAGACATCAATATCTTACACTAACATTAGTAAATCCAATAATTGAAAAATGGTCACATGACACACTTGATAATTCAGCAAGTGCTGAGCCTGTGCAGAATACAATGACAGTAGCATACGAAAGCGTATTCTATGCAGACGGTGCTGTAGCAGAAGGATCAACACCTAAAGGATTTGCAACAGAACATTATGATTCGACACCTAGTCCAATTGCCGCAGGTAGTGGTGGAGGACTATTTGGTAGCTCGGGTATATTAGCAGGCGGTGTTAGTGTACTAGGAGATTTAGCAGGCGGTAAAGCAGACTTAGGTACATTACTTACAGCGGCACGTACAGTTAAAAACGCTAAGAAACTTACTAAAGAAGGTTTACGTAATGAAGCATATCAAGTTGCAGGACAAACTATTAGAACAGCAACAGGAACAAATGTAAGCGGACTTGCTAATACTAGTTTTCCAAAATCAGGTGGTAACGGTACACAAACAACTGAAGCAAAACCAATTACAACTATTAGGCAATCTAAACAATTAGATACAGCAGACTTACAAACAGCATTAGATAACAATACAGAACTAAAAGACTTAGTTGCAGAAAGAGCTGTTGCAATAGGTGCAGTAAGTACACTGTCAGGTTATAATGTAGGTAATGCCGCAGGACTTGGTGCATATGATAACCTTACTGTAAATGAAAAAACAATAGTTAGAAACGAAGTTGATCAATTACTAAGTAATGAAGATCCCAAGATGCTATCCATTACCAACTCTATAGTCACTAAATACAGAGAAGCACAATCAGGCAGTAGTACTATTGCCGCACAAAAGAATCCATTAGGAAACGTATAATATGGCAAATAATTTACCAGCAGTTAAAGCACAAGATAGTGGTGCTGAAGTTAAAGAATTTTTCAATCAATACTTAACAGAAAAAACTTCTTATCCAGCAAATGATGTTGACGCAGTAATAGGCTTTTTTGAAAACAGAGGCTTTGAAAAATCAAGTGCTATTGCAGTAGGTACAGCAATCTTAAATCAAGCAAAAGTAGATGACATAAATGTGTTTGAACTTATTGATACACTAAAAGGTATAAATGCAACACAAATGAGTGATATCATTGCTAACATACTAAACTACAGTAGAGAAAAAACAAGCACACTTGGTTTTAAAGTAACTTCAAATTACGAAAAAATTGAAAAGCGAAACATCATATACTAAAATGCCATGGGAAGATTTGCACAGGGAAAATATAGTCTCAAAAATCCTGAGAAGTATATAGGTACAAAAACACCAACTTATAGAAGTAGTTGGGAGTTTACGTTTATGCGTTTTTGCGACGAACACCCAAGTGTTGCTAAGTGGGCTAGTGAAGCAATTAAAATACCATACAAAAATCCATTAACCGGAAAGCATACAATATATGTTCCGGACTTCTTTATTGCATATGCAGACCGTAAAGGCAAGCAACGTGTAGAACTAATAGAAGTAAAACCAGAGAATCAAGCAGTAAAAGAAAAACTAGGTCGAAGTAAGCATAACCAAGCATCTTGGGTCGTTAACCAAGCAAAATGGGAAGCCGCAAGGGCATATTGTAAACAAAAAGGTATATTTTTTAGAGTTATAACAGAACAAGATATATTCCATAACGGCAAAAGACGATAAATAATAGTAGCATATAATGGTATAGGACACATGACCAAAAAACTAGAAGATTTACTCAACATGCCTGATTCGAAAGAAATTATACAACAGGCAGAAAAACAAGAAAAAGCGCAAGCTAAACACGAAGTAGCTCATGAAGATAGTTTTCGTGATATAGCAGAGTTTGATAAAATTACTAGTGCATTACCAGCCGTTAAAGGCTTAGGTGATAAAGCAGATAGTGAGCTAAATGAAATAGCAGATAAAGCACTTGAAGCATATGATGATTTAATGAATCTTGGTATGAATGTAGAAAGTCGTTATAGCGGCAGAGTATTTGAAGTTGCTGGAGGACTACTTAAAACAGGACTAGATGCAAAGGTAGCAAAACTTAATAATAAGTTAAAAATGGTTGAACTACAACTTAGAAAAGAAAAGCAAGATAAAGACAGCGGTGTTACAGAAGACGGTATGATTGCTGGAGAAGGCTATGTTGTAACAGATCGCAACAGCCTCTTAGAAAAGCTCAAAGGACTCGATAAGGATAAATAACTTATATAGGATGGATAATATGGAAACACGATTTCAAGAATTGCTAAACGAGTCTAAAAAGACTTATGCATTTAAAATAGGTATTGCAGGTAATTTACCTGAAGGTTGCGAAGACAGCATCAAAACATGCTTACAAAAGTATGATGTTGCTAGTATGAGCAAAGGTAAAAAGACCCCTATTACAGAACGTCCGTTAGATTTTCCACAATTAGAAAACATGGAAGTTACATACTTCGAAGTTGAACTTAACTATCCTTCCACACAACAAGTATTACAAGAGTATATTGGACAGTGCTGTAACATAGATCAAGCACATATCATTGTAAGAAATCCATTAGAGATGCAAGAGAAGTATCAGGAAATGCCTGAAGACACTGTGTATCAAGCAAAGTTAACAACAGAAGATATGGGCGGCGAAAGCGCACAAGATTCAGTTGGTGAAAACAGAGTAATGGAATTGTTAAAAGAACTTGAAAAAGTAAAAACAGAACGTGAGCACGATCCAAGTGCGGCGGTATCGGAGACAAAATAATGAATATGAAAAAGTTAATAGAGTCGATTGATGTTGCACAGGAAGGCTTACCAATGCCTATGCCTAGTCCAGCACCAGAGATGGACAAAGGTAACCCAGTAACAATGAATGTATCAATGAATGCAAGCGGCAAAGAACATGTTGCAGATTTAATTGATATGATGAAAAACGCAGGCATGGAAGGCGCTAAAGAAGTTGACGCTGATATTATGCCAATGCGTAGAGACATGGAAAGATTACGTGACATAGTTAAAGGTCCAGATATGGATAAAGATATGGACGATCTTAAACCAGGCGTACAAGACGAACCATGTGATAATTGCGGTAAGCAACATGTTGGTGCAAGTAGTTGTATGGACGATATTGAAGCTGATGAAGCATATGCTAACGAACCAGATGAAAAATACGGTGCGATTGACGATGTAATTAATTCAGGTGATGATTTACATAAGTCTAAAGCGGCATATCCTGCAACACAGGGTGGCGACAATCCAATGGCGTTACAAGACGAAATTAAAGAAAAATTAGCGGCTAGACTCAAAGAGTTAATGGCTGGCGATGTAGAAGAAGCAGGCGACCACGATCATGATGATGACGAAGAACATGATTGTCCAGAATGCGGTGCTCCAGGCAAAAAGAAATTAATGGCTTGCGGCTCTTGCGGCTGTAGCTAAAATACACAAATTCAATAGGGCTTCCGGGCCCTATTTTTTTGAGTAAATACAGTATGAGCAAGAGTTTAGACGGTGTCCTTACCAAAAAGGCCAATCAAACAGAAACATTTAGCGAAGCACAAATTGCTGACTTACTAGCATGTACAGATCCTAACGAAGGTTACTTGTACTTTGCTAAGAAGTTTGCTTACATACAACACCCTGTACAAGGTAAGTTGTTGTTTGATCCTTATGAGTATCAGTTGCGTTTGATGCACAGTTATCACAACTATCGCTTTAATATAAACATGATGCCTAGACAAACAGGTAAAACTACATGTGCGGCAATATACCTAGCATGGTATGCAATGTTTGTACCTGATCAAACTATACTAATTGCGGCACACAAGTACACAGGTGCTCAAGAGATTATGGCACGTATACGTTACATATATGAAACGTGTGAAGATCATATTAGAGCAGGTGTTACAAGTTATAATAAAGGCTCAATTGAATTTGAAAATGGTAGTAGAATTGTATCACAAACAACTACTGGAAATACTG